CCAAATCCTATTACCCCACTCCCATTGGTCTGTAGGAATTCTCCTGTCTGTCCGTCTGTGATCGGCATGGATATGCCATCGACTATAACCTTACCTGAACCGCTGGCCTCGAACTCTAGGTTGTCATTGGTCCTGCTGGTAGAAAGTGTGTTGCCCGAGAACGTCAGTTTAGTGGGTATGACCAGTGTTGTGAAATTCAACGGATCGAACAGACCTGTTGATGGGTCATTGGCTCCTATCACGACATTGTCTATGGTACCATCATCAAGATTTATACCGTTGATCACCACCGATCCTGTACCATTCCCTGACAGTACCATGTCTGCGTTTGAAGTCGTAACCTTGATCACGTTGTCTGTGAAGTTCATTGACGAGTCTATGGTCAGGTTTGCCACGTTGACCACACCTGTTCCGCCCGGTGTAAGATTAAGGTCTGCATTTGAACTGGTCGAAATTATGTTGTCATTGAACGTCAAATTGTCCACGGTCACTGGAGCGGCAAGTGACGTTGCTCCCCCCACCGACAATGAATCAAATGTTGATGTCCCGCCCACTTCAAGGTTACCCGTAGTCGTCAAGTTCTCATTGACGAAAGTGAATGCCCCTGTTGAATCAGTTATAGTTCCATTGGCCACAGTCAATGTGCTGTTGATGGCCATGGATGTTGAAGTAGTAGTCAAGTTTTCGTTGCCAAAACTGATCGCTCCCGATGAATCTGTTATTGATCCATTTGCCAGTGTCAGGTTACCTATTGTTGACCCTGTTGCCCTAGCTATTGTACCTGTTGTTGTAACGTTCTCGTTGTCAAAACTTATTGCACCCGATGAATCAGTTATTGATCCATTGGCTACTGTCAGTGTGCTGTTGATCGCAAAAGATGTACCTGATGTGGTCAAGTTCTCGTTTCCAAAACTTATGGCACCTGACGAATCTGTTATTGATCCATCTGCCAGTGTAAGGTTACCTATTGTTGAACTTGTTGCTCTTGCAATGGTTCCTGTGGTTGTTAAGTTCTCATTGCCAAAACTTATGGCACCTGATGAATCTGTGATTGATCCATTGGCCACGGTCAGTGTGCTGTTGATAGCAAAAGATGTTCCTGTTGTTGTCAGATTCTCATTGCCAAAACTTATGGCACCTGATGAATCTGTTATTGATCCATTTGCGAATGTTAGGTTACCCAGTGTCGATCCAGTTGCGGCCGTTAATGTTCCAGTCGTTGTTAGATTCTCGTTTCCAAAACTTATTGCTCCGCTGGAATCTGTTATTGATCCGTTCGCCGTTGTTAGAGTGCCAACGGTCATCGTTCCTGTTGTCGTTAAATTCTCATTGCCAAAACTGATCGCTCCTGACGAGTCTGTGATTGAGCCATTGGCAAATGTCAGGTTACCCAATGTTGAACCTGTTCCTCCACTGAGAGTACCTGTTGTGGTCAGATTCTCGTTTCCAAAACTGATAGCACCTGATGAGTCAGTTATGGATCCGTCTCCCAGTGTAAGATTCCCTATCACAGAACCAGTACCAAATACCATTGTACCTGTCGTTGTTAGGTTCTCGTTTCCGAAACTTATTGCACCCGTTGAGTCTGTTATTGATCCATTGGCTAGTGTGAGTGTTCCAAAAGTTGATCCTGTTAGGAATGTCTGTGCACCACTGAATGCGAATGTACCAGTAACACTGGCATCTCCGTCCACGATCACATTCTCGTTAATGTTTACACTTGTCGAATCATCTGAACTTATGGTTGTTCCACCGAAGCCCAGTCCTGCTATGATCACTCGTCCTGAGCCATTGGCAGATATCCTAATACCGTCGTTGCTGTTGACCGCTTCTATGTTGTTGTTATTGAACCTGATGCTCGGGAACAGTATCGAACCTGTTCCGCTTGGGTGTACGTCGATGTCTGCGTTTGATAATCTTGATGTGATGTTATTGCCAAAAAATTTGATATCCGCCGCAACAGGTACCAGATCAAAGAAATCTTCGAAATTGTTGTTGATCTTGTTACCAGATTCATAAAGCGAATCACCGTCACCGCTATCCGGATTTATACCTACATCTATTACTTCTTGGGTCATATTAGCAATATTTAGTGGAAAACGTTAATGTGTGTTGTGGCTATTAACCTACACTTACTTTGAGATCTGTACCATCACGGAACAACTGACCCGCGTTGCTAGGGTCACTAGTGGGCAAGTTTGCCATTAAGATCACAGCAGGTATTATTTCAACTGCTCCTGTACCAGAAGCATCAATTATAAGGTTATCGTTGGATTGATTTGTAGTAATTTTGTTATCAGCTACTGTGACTGCACCCAGTACAATATCACCAGTACCATTGGCAGTGATTGTTACATCAGCGTTGGTTGTGATACTTGAGATTGTAGAATTTGTTATTGTTAAATTGTCTATCTCTATGGCACCAGCACCGTTGGCCTGGAGTTTCAAGTCTCCATTGGTAACCGAAGTCGTTATCAATCCTGTAGATCCATCGCCGATCAACGAATATACTTCATCAAAGTTCGTGTTGACTTTCGTCATCGCGGTACGTAAAGTATCGCCTGTAGCCGGATTTCCCAGTGCTCCTGTGTCTATGTTAAGTTTTGTCATAATGTGTTGTACATATTTATTAAATACTAATATGTTCATAGAAACGCTCAAGACAATGAGGTTGTACGAGCGACAGAGTAAATTGGGGGTTTATCACACCTTCCACAGGAAAAACACCATATACGTATTCAAGTGTGACTCTTGTGGGGTGACCTTTTTAAGGCCCAAGGCTCAAGTGGACCCAGAACGGGCATCAAACGATTACAAACATGTGTGTTCTCACTGTGATAGCAAAAAGTACGCACAGAAAGTTGGTGTAAGAATGAGGAAGATATATCAGCTGGATGCTAGTTCAACAATAAAGACCTTATAGTCTGATCCAATTTATATCATCACGTCGGCCTTCTATCCATCTACGTAGATCGGCATAAATGCCACACTTTATATTTGTTTGATCGAAGTACCCTGTCAGATACTGGTTGCCGTCTATGTACTCACTTCTGTTGATAAAGTGAAAGTTAGTCTTAGGATGTTTTCTAATGATCTGTCTCAGTTGGAACATCCATTCATATTTCAAATATGCTTTCATACTCATACGTGATGGATAATTTAACGTGTTCTTGTACATGTTGTTCTGTGCTCTGCTTGGTGTGTCTCTTTCCCACTGCCTGGAACCTAGTATGTCGAAAGCCAAAATAACAATGTTTGGTATTCCTGACTCGGCCGCCATTAGCACAGCACTCATGCCTGATCCCCTGTTCAATGCAAAGTCTATTGTTCGGATCTCGTTGCTTTTCTTTATGTCACCACCTCTCCATATCCTGTAGAGTTTTAAGTTCTTCGGTGTGTCCGTCTCCTTGTCTCCATCGCATATGTAGTTCCATTCGCTGATATCTTTGGGTCCGTGTATCCTTGGAGATTCTTTGCCGTTGTTGTGCCATTGGACCAGTTCCTCATACATTGGTTGATTGACAGCAACTATGTGGTCACACAGTTTAGGATGATCCCTGTATATGGCGTTGCACCCGTAAATGACACCTTTGCCTTTTAGATCATTTATTGGAAAAATTGGTCTGCTCTCACCGTTGCCTATTACAAATGCGGTGTCCATCAAACCCCGAATGATTCTCCACAGCCACAAGATGCTGTTGAGTTGGGATTGGATATTTCAAATTGTGAACCAAATGTTTCTTCAACGAAGTCGATCTTTGTCCCTATCACGTACATCATGGAAGTCTCATCCACGACAAATTTGCCCGTGTGCCAGTCTTCTGTATGATCGCCATCTGCTACACTTTCTTTTGTGTCTGCAAAACCCCAGTCGTACTTGAATCCTGCACAACCGCCACCTAACACTGCCAAGCTCACTGCGTACTTGTCCGGATTCTTCTCGAGCAATTTTTCTATTTGGTTCTTTGCTTGTTCTGTTATTTCAAATGGTTTCATAGTAATAATTATCCCTGTTTGTTGCCACTGTTCTGAATTCCAACTGCCATCCAGAATCTTGTAGCATCTCGTTTCCTTTCAAAGCTCATGTATGCGTTCTGGTCCTCCCAGTGGTTTGTATGATACTCGTTCAATGTAACCACCGCGGGCTCGAACCACCAACCCCATTTGCCCTCACAATTCAGTTGGCACCATTCGATGCAATCGGCCATGACACCATTGCTGTTCATGTCAACGTTGAACTCGAACTGTTTCATGTATCCACAGTCATTGGGTATTTCCGCCAACACAGGACTTATTTTTTTAATTGCTACTTTACCGTATTCCTTATTCATTAGTTTGTATAATACCCTACTCCGTATCTTTTGTCTACGACTTCTTTGCCACATTTCTGTGAACATTCTACGAAAGGATTCTTGGTAAAACTTTCAAAAAGTGTTTTCCATACATTGTCGTTGAGAATTTCTTCTATTGACCTGTTGCCTTTCGCATTGACCAGGTGTTTGTTTTTTACAAAGAAACTATCTTCCCAATTGATTATTTTACCTTTATGTTCTAAACTTTTGTAAGGGAAACTAGTCCAACTGCAAGGGAATATTGTACCTTCTGCATTCATGTACAGTCCTCGATTACCTATCAAACACATGGGAACAATATCTCCTGTGAACCGTTTCTTTATTTCTTGGAATTTTTTATAATTTGTTTTTAAATATTCTAATCTAACAGGCTTCCTGCCGGATAGATTTGTTATATGTCTTTCATACCTGTGTGTTTTGCTGATATACTTGCTACTAGGTTCTAAAGGATCAGTATTGCCGCCGTATGCTTCTCCATATTTGGAGCCAAATTTGGTACTGTAAGTTAATTGTAAATCATCACACCCTTGTTGAGTTGCTAATTCATTAATATAGTCTAAATGGTCTTCATTAAATTTAAAAATAATAGTTGCCCAGTTCACAAACATTTCACTCTCATCTGCACATATTTTCATACCTGCCATGATACTGTCCCAATGGCTATTAACCCTATACATGTCATTAGACTTTTGATCGTATCCGTCGACGCTGAAGTTTATCGTGTCATGTTTGTTCGAAACAGCGGCAAACTCTTTCCACCATTTCTCTGTTTTATAACTTCCGTTGGTTATGGTGAATATTTGTATTGTTGGATTGTATGATTTTATGTAATCTATTATTGCAATATAGTCTTTGGCATAAATTGGATCACCCACGTCACCACACATTGTGAAACGTTGTGTTTGAGATAACATATCACTAGTGAATACTCTTTTAAATTCTGTTAGTGATATCTCTTTCTGCATCCAACTGATATCAGGATGTTCTTGCCTTGGGCACCTAGGACATCGCAGACTGCATTTAGAACTGGGTTCGATGTGCCAGTGATACAACTGCCAGCCATATCTATTCAACATAAAAATATATCTCCGGAACGTATAATTTATTCTCTAACACAAACTTGATCATATCAACAACATTTTGCACAGTCATTTTGTTCCTGTTTTGATTGGCAGTCAATTTTGTGTCTGTAACTCCAGGATTAACAAGATACGATTTACATTTGGTTATTTTTAAATTTACAATATCACAGTGTGCTGTCCTTAGTAATCTTTTGAGGTCAACATAATCATTGTATCCAGATCCTGATGGATTGTATGATGCAACCGAACTTCCTATAGATATAATTTTTTTTGATTGATCTTTCCACTTTTCGAAGAAAAATTTAAGCAGTTTTGTTTGACAATCATCTTCCCATGCATTGTTGATAAACACATCGCAGTCTTTTAATTTCTTATATACTTCTTCAACATCATGAATGTTCCCGTCTACCCTGTTGAATCCTATGAACTCGTGAGGTAGTTGAAGTATAGCTTTACCAATTCCGGCGGTTGTTCCTGTAATACCTATTCTCATTTCCAATTGTCAACAACAAACTGATCCGCACATTCCATTGGGTTTGGTTGTCCATGGAATACTGCCACCCTGTTCTCACTTATTACTGTTGGGGGTTTCCGGAAGAACCATTTGCCTGATTTGTCCCTTAATTTTGTGTCCTTGAATCCAATCAACTCCCATTTGTATGAACGGATCCAGTCATCGGGCCAGTGTGTTATCTGCTCCTTGCCTGCCTTCATTATCCAGTCCTGGTCACCCCAATTCTGTTTCATAATCTTTTCGTAGTTACTCACGAAATCTGTGTATAGGTGATTCATTGTTCCCGCCTCCCAACGCATACAGCTGGAGTTGGACTGTGACCAGTCCTTGACTCTGCATCTGTTGAAGTCTCTTATAATCATGAACTTGTCTGGGTTGTGTGTGAACAGTGGATCAATGTTGTTGTGGATCACAACATCAAGATCAAAGAAAAGTATGTTACCTTTCAGTGGCATGTCTGGACTGAACATCCATAACTTGCTCCACCATGTCTTGATCCATGGTTGGTTTGGAAAACTTATTGTTTTGATGTGGGTGTCTAATCCGTTGGTATTATCAGTGATACAGTGAAATTCAAAAGGCACAGTTGTGTGTCTTTTTACCATATTGTACAGCACATTTGCATATGCTGAAGGATATTTGTTACCCCATTTTACGCAGACTACGTGATTCATACCCGTTTTTTAATCCTTCCATCTGTATTTGTTTCCAGTCGTTGCTGTCTAATGTGTATGGATATGCACACTCTATGGTTCTACTTGACATTGACTTGATGTTAGTTATATTTAAATTTTTTGACATGGTGTCGTATATTTCTTTGAATGTTGCACTGGAACCGAACGTCCTCTGCAGGTCCACCTGTCCGATCTTGATGTAGCCCAGTGACAGCTTAGGATCTTCCCAATCGTAGCTGTTGTCTTTTAGCCATGCACGGTACTCGTCCATTTCCTGTTTCTTGAAGTCATGTGTCTGCTCTGTTATTGTTTGTCCCCATTCTATGTCAAACTCTCCGGAGTAGTATTTCTGATGATTGATCTCCGAACACAGTGCGTCTGTCATCTTGGGTGCATGTTCGTCTCTGAATACTTCGTACAGTGTCTTGCCCACTTGCGACCAGTGTAAGTATACCCCGCCCATCTCTCTATCATATCTGTTTTGTTTGAAAAGTTCAAAGTCCTCTGCATGAAGATCGTGTCTTGGTGCATTAAGGAAGGTAGTGATCTGTGATGGACGCATCCATTCCGGTTCAAACGCCTTTTTCCTATCTGCATTCACCCAGCTCTCTATCTCATGACAAATATTGTTAAGTTGTCTGATGGCATATTTTGTTTCTGCGTCGGCCTGCTTATAAAAGTTTGACACTTGCCATGCAGTGCCTTGCAATTCTTCGAAGTACCTGTGCAGTAGATTACATGCCTCGTGTTTAAGTCTCTTACCTGGTGTTGATTTTTCGTCTCCGTTGACTGCTTTCCCTATAGGAAGGCTAGAGCTGTACTGAAAGTCGTCTGCAACAAAAGGATCTATTCTTTCATATGTAGGTTCAAAATCAAATGAATTTATTTGTTCTATACTTTTGTTAAGTTCTCGACACAGAAAGTTTAAATCTCTTTTTGAATCTGCAAAACCCAAAAAGCAGAAGTTTTTTTCTAATATTCTCTTTTGTATGAGATTGTCCTTCAGTGCTTCTAACCATCTAAGACTCAGTGGCGTGTCGTAGGTCTGTATGTAGTAGGCCCTGTCGTTGAGTCCTACCCTTACTAGTTCAAACAGAAATTTATTTTTTTGAGTAGATGGCACTATTTGCTCCGTGTTCCAAACACTCTACACTTTCCACAAAACATCTACTTTCTGTCTTCTCTCTAATCAATTGGTCAGCAAAATCAAATGCATGTTTGGCAAACATCTCTGCACCTACACCGTCGAATATTCTAATCTCGGCTAGATCTAAATTTTCTAGCTCTTTGAATTTCTCCATGTGTGGATCGTTTTTATCTAGTGCAAGTTTATGATCAAAGTGATCTTCGAGCCAGGCTTTCAGAGGTTTTAGTCCTCCAAAGTCTACTGCCCAGTTTTTATCATCTAATGACGAACACCCAAACGTGAATTTGAATGCGAGGCTGTATCCGTGCAATAGATGGCAGTGCGAGTGATCGGCGTTGGGCTGTCTGAACACCGCTGATAGTCCTATGTTGTGTCCGTATGTTTTAGTTGAGTAGTAAGTCATCGTTTCTCCTTTAATTGATGACTTGCAGAGTGTTTATAGAGGGATGAAAGTCTTTAAGTCCTCTCATTAGTTTAAACCTTTTATATGTTTTTTTACATCCTCAAGATCAAATCCTAATTCTTCCGATTTCTTTCTTAGTGTGTCGGTAAGCTCGTTTGGTATATTTAACTCGCCGTCTATGATGCTCTTTAGAAAATGTATCAGCACAGTAAATTCGGGTCTCTGTGATACTGTTTCCGGATCAATCCCCTTGTCTTCCATGACATGTAGCATGGCTTCGGTCACATCAATAAGCGTCTCTATGCTGTTGCTGTGTTTCCCAAAGTGCGACATTATACAATAATTTTTGGTTTGTCAGGAACTACCACAGTAGTAAAAACTTTCTTGTATTCTGCAGATATCTTGTCGTTGACAACTGAAATACACTGTATCTTGTCTTTTGCCAGTGAAATATCTTTATCTTGGTCAGCAGTAGAGAAGAATGTACCAAACGCAAGTCCTTGTGGACCTTGCATCAGTGTCAGTGCCTTTTTAATCTCAAGTGTGGTTTCGTTTTGTGATTGCAGAGTGCCGATAACTTCCTCACCATGCATTAACTTTAGAGTGATAAGATCTCCATCTTTGTATTTTTCAAACATATCACTATTATAAACTATCCTATCAGTTTGTCAATGTATTTTTTCAATTCCTTGTCCTGCACATTAGGTGGTATGTGGTTGAAGAAGAATATTTGATAGCTGTCTGATCCGTACTTGCCTATGCCGTGAAGATCACTGGCTTCCTTGCCATCCCATTCCAGATACTGTTCGGTCATTTTACGTATTCTTTTTGATCTAACTTCCCACATGCCCAAGGGTTTCAGCATACGTTGTTGTGTTGTGAGTCTGCCCCGTAGGTATGCTTCGGGGTTAGGATACCTTGCAAAAAGTTTTGGTAATATTATCTTAACGTGTTTCCTGTAAGTGAGATTTAGACACATCACCCCCACCATGTGTTTCCATTTCTTGTGTGGAGCCTTCAGTTGCTGTTGTACCATCAGATGGTCCACCATTGTCTTGATCATACTACAATTATATGCGTGATTATTATTTTGTCAACTGCTTGTTGACCCACTTGGCCAGACCTTCATATGTGTCTTGGAAAACGTTCTTGTTGGCCTTCCACTCTTCTGGCATTTTCCATCCTTCTTCGTTTACCACGATCCACCTGCAGTCTGAATGTTCGAACAGCTTGTTGAATTGGTATATCCAATAACTGGGATCAACCGGTCTCTTGATGTATGTGTATCCTGTACTGCCCTTGTAGATGTTGTTGACATTTTCTGGCACTCTCTCCGGACCAAAGCCGTAGAGATCCATGCCTACGAGGAATATGGCTTTTGGTTTGAAGCTCATTCCTACCAGTGCGGCGAACTGTCCTGTGCCCCAATGGAAAGGTTCGTCCATTCTCTTGTCTCCTTGGTATGGTAAATCAGGCACACACCTGACGTTGGGCCAAAATGCGAACTGTTGGTACCATCTGTCCCTAGTGTATATGGCTGTGTTTTTACCAACTGTGTTTGCGGCCTCCTGGCACATGTGACGATCACATGCAACAACATATTCTAAGTTATGATCTCGGAACAGTGCGTTGCAACCCACCATGGTAGTGACGCTTTTCAAGGGAGTTATGTCAAATCCCCTCCTGCTCTCGCCATTGCCTATAACACTCACAAACTTAGTCATAATATCCTTTAAACACCCCTTTAGACTGCATTAGAGCGACGTACACGCATGGTAAAAGCACTCCTGGAGTAGTTGTATATCCTATTTATTGCCCATGATCAGATGCCACACTGTCTTGTAGTGTTTCCATGCTTTACCAAGTGCAGGATATTTCCTCCTCATCTTGATAGCATATTCATTCACCATCTCGTCCTCGTTTTGGAGTGTGTCCATGTCCTTTGAGTACTGTGTCTGTGACACCAGCCTTCCACGTGTGCCGTCTTTTTTCTGTACGTAAACTGTCTCACCACCATCCGGCGATACAAATATTTCGTTCCTGTCTCTCTTTAATTTCTTCTTTGTTTTCATTTTAGTAATAATGGTTATGATCTGCACTTGGATGGGCGTATCTCATGCCTCCAACGTGCTCGGCATCTCCCTCATGCCTGGGTATGAAATGTATGTGCGGCCACAAGATTGTCTGTCCTGCACACACACCTATGTTCATGCCAACATTGAATCCCATCATTTTCCCTTCCTTTACTTTTTTATTTCCGTATTCGTAGGCTAATCCGTATGACTGTCCGACATATTCTGGTGTATCTTTCTTTGGTATGAAAAGTGTGTGTCCTGGAGTGCAAGGATATTTGTCACGGAACACTCCTGTGTATTCTGTTTCCATGAATGCTGTATCGTTACCCATCCATGTGCTTTCTTCATAGTTGCCTATGGTCTCAAATGGCTTCTTGTAGATAGGTTTTTCTGATTGCATTTGTTTCTATTATTCC